CTTTACTTTCTAAAAATCCTACAACAATATCTGCACCATCATTACAGTCAAATCCCCATGATTTTTTTCCACTTCTTTTCCTTATAGATGAATACTTTACATCTATATACAAACCATCTAAACAAAAATCAAAAACAGGATTATTCTTTTGCCAATATTTGTTAGCATCAACAGCATTTGGAACAAGTCTTTGAAAATATTCTTCAGCTTCTCCACCAAGTCTAGTTGATCTTCCTCCATATTTAATTTTGTCTTGTATTTTTAGTAGTCCACTTGTTAATAAAATCTTATGAGCTACTAATATTGGTAATCCACTTTTTTTAACAGATTCATAAAAATCACCACATTCCATGTATATCTCAACTATTTTATGCAATTTCCTCATCTCCTATTAAGTAAGTTTCTGTACCTTTTTTAACAAACCAAAACTTAGAAACAGTAAAATACAATATATCTTTTCTATCTATGTTAATTCTTTTTATAAGATATTCTCCTGATTTTATAAGTTTAATATATTTATATTTGGCTATTCTTAATTCATTGTTGTATTTAAATTTGTGCAGAATAATATCTCCTAATTTAAATTCAATATTTAATTTATTATCTATAAGTTCAATCTTTTCCATCATTTCACATCCAGCTTTCCAAAAATTTAAAAGGGTAATTTAATTTATTTTTTAAGTTTTCCCAAAAGCTAATTTTCATACAATAAACTTCAAATCCCTTTATTTTTTCTTTATTTTTATAAGCTATTAAAATAGCCTCATTAAAACTACTTGCAGTATATTCCCCATTTACCAAGTAAAAGTTTTCTCCAATTTTTCTTATTTCTAGCATCATGTCCTCCTATTCTTGACACCACAAATAACTTACTGTAAAATAAAACTGTCTGAGGGCTTTATCAACACGAGCAAGTTACTTGCAGTGCAAAATTGATAAAGTTCTTTTTATTCTGTTAGCCTTTTAAAAACTTTTATAAAAATTTCAAGCTCTTCATTTTCTTTTTTCATTGCAGAAATTCTTGAAATACCTAACATAGCAACAGCACCATCATCTTCTATTAAAGAGTTATTACTTTTTATAGTAGTTTCTGCCTTTTCAATTAAATCATCTTTATAAATCATATTTCCTCCACTAGTTGTTGTAATTTTTTTATATACTCTGTAAGTTCTTTTTTATATTCCTGCTTATCTTCATCTTTTAACTTCAATGATCTTTTTTTCATTTTTTCAATTTTATTAAAGTTAAAAAACTTTTGACCATCTGGAAGAAATTCCATTTTATTTTTTTCAATAGCAGGAAGTAATAGTTTTTTAATTTCTTTAACTTTATAGATGTCATTTTCTAAAATTCCTAACACTTCCTCATATTGAAGATCCTTATTTGTTAGAATTTTTATTGCTTGATCTGAATAAGAAAATATTTTATCTTTGTAATTTTGAAACTCTAAATATAAATTCCATCTTTTTAAGTAAACTGAAACAGAGTCTTTTGTAAGTCCCTTAGACTCATACCAAGCCATAAATGAATTGGTAGGTTTTAAAGTTTTTTCAATTAATGCTAATGACGAACACATTTCAAATAAATTATTTTTCATTTTTTTGTATGTATTCATAAATATTTTTTCTTGTTCAGATACAGTAGCAATTTCAACATCGTTTAATTCCTAACTAGCGAAATCAAATTCTTTTATTTCTGATTTAGAAGATATAACTATATTAAAATCATTATCTAAATTTTTATTCATTGTCTATCTCCTTCCAGATATTTATAAAGATACCTTTGATATAATCTAATTTTTTAGCTTTGCTTTCCCATAGCAATGTTTCTTTATCAATTAATTTAGAAATAAGACTAATTTCTGGGATAGGAAAACTTAAATGGATTCCTTGTACTCCTAATTTTTTATTCAAAAAATCATAATATTCTTTTTCAAGTTTTGTTCTTCCAGTCCTATTTGGAACAACAGCCTTAACCTTGTTTAAATCAACTTTTTTCAACATGCTCAATACTGAATGTGTTGTAATGCTATCAAGAAAAGTTGGAATAACTATATGGTCAGATATTTCAATAAATAAATTATCTAACCCCATTACTGGTGAACCATCAATAACAATATAATCATACTCATCTTTTAAAAGTTTTATAGCTCTCTTAAAAGCCTCATCAAAAGAATTTTTTATCTTATATCCTTGTAAATGTAAGAAGAAAAGATTTTCTCTTAATTTTTTAATTTTATAGCTTTTACCTTCAATGAAATCTTCAAGTCCAGCTTTGCTTGTATCTTCAATTTTTATACCTGCAAATTTTAAAATATCATTTTGGGAATCGCTGGTAAGAATCAATGTCTTTTTATTTTTTATCAATGCTTTATATGCTGCTAATTGTAGAGTTATATAAGTTTTTCCAACTCCACCTTTGTTATTTTTAACTAAAATAATTCCCATAAAATCCTCCTATTTTTTGATTTTTTCAAGCTTATTTTTAAAATAAGTTTTATAATTTTTTAAATTCACAAATGTGTATCCAGATTCTTTTAGAGTTCTTAAAGATTTACTAAGTTCTCTTTTTTTGTTATATAAGTGCCATGCTCCAAATTTTTTAATAACAATTCCTGATAAAACTTCATCATTTTGTACAGCAAGAATAAAGTCTTGTCTATAAATCATTGAAGTTCCAGCAGTGTATCCAGTAGCTTCAAGCCATTCAATTTCTTTAAAACTAAATTCCTTTTTTTGCTGATTTGAAATAGCTGTTATTTTTTTATTTCTGTAATCAATGAAGCCAACACTATATGTTTTTTTGTCTGTGTAGCTATAAATTTTCCCTCTTAGCATTATTGCTCCTTTCAGTTATAAAATTCAGGTTCTTTCAGAGTTTTATTTGTTCCAGCTTTTATTAAATAGAGATGACATAACAATCTGCCATACTTGGAACAATATTTATATTTTTCAAAGTCAAGTTTTTCTTCATCAGAAAGTATTTCATTGACTTCTTCAAATTTTTTTTGAACTTCACACCACTTTGCAAATGGCATATTTATTTTGGTTATTGACATAAACCACCTCTCTAAATTAAGCCTTTTTCTTTAAGTTCTTCATAGATAAATGAACTAATTAATCTATAATACATAGTTTCACTTTTCGTTTTTAATTCAGAAAAATGTTTAATATTATGTTTTTTAAGTATCTCCATTTCAATTTCTTCTTGTTTCTCTAAGGGAATTTTAAAGAAAATACTAAGAATATTATCATTTTTCTCACTCTCCTTTCGCTCTTCTTTTTTAATTTTTTGATGTTCAACCTCTTTCTTTTCAAGTTCTTGGGTGTTTACTTCACAAGTTCCTTTGAAAAGATGAGTGGAGAAAACAGCTGCTACACTTTTAACATCAGATTTATTTTTTAAAATATCCAGTTGCTCCTGGAATGTATTTAAAACAAAATCTAGTGAGTTATTTTTTAATAGCTCTAAAACTTTAACTTCATGTTTCTTAGAAAAATCAATTCCATTTTCTTTAAACCATTGTTTTATTATTTTTAAATCATCATTCTTCTCATCTCTCTTTATATTTTTTATATTATTTAAAATATTATGATCATGATTATATGATTCTATCTCTATGTCTTTCTCTATCTCTTGTCGGACAATGTCCTCTTTGTTTAAGACAATGTCCTTTTCATTTTGGACATTGTCCTCATTATGTCCTTTATTTGTCTTAGAAGTTTCTAATAATAGATTTTTTTCTTTTACTTCTAATGATTTTCTATAATTTCTTTTTTTAGTTGCCCATTCACTTTCAGATCCAGTCATACTTTCAACAGCAATCATATACAATGCACCATCATCAAGTTTTTCCATTAATCCTAATTTTATAAAAATATCAATGGCAACTCTTACAGTATCAACTGCAACCCCAGTAATGTTTGCTAACATATCAGGAGTATATGGAATAATATCTTTAAAGATTAGTCTTCCATCAGTTTTTAATGATTTACAAAGTAATTTTAGGTAAAAGTTTGAATAGACAACACCATTAGGCATTGATTCAATTATTTTTATTTCATCTGACTCAAAGAAATCTTCTTGTAATTTAAGCCAGTAATATCTTTTTGCCATAGGAAGCTCCTTAATTTACTTTTAATTTTTCAAGTTCTTCAATAATTTCATCTAATTTTTCTTCAGTTTCTCTTTGTGATAATCTAGCAAGAAACATATCTTTAAAAAAATCTGCTCCTAC